GGAAATTAGAAATGTTGAACGCCCCTACCGATGGTAAAGGTGCTGTTACGTTAGCAGGTACCGACACCGTAGAAAGATTCTGGGTGTTTTCTGGTGTCGGTGGAAGCTGAGATGCATCTGCCATTACTTCTTATTCCTCTTTGATGGTCCGCCCCATGGGCGCTCTCGGTTTGCAATCTCAAGCGAATCCTTCCAAACCACACTGACATCGGCCTTCTGGAAGCGCTGAAGCGGCATGAACAAAGCTAGGTCCCAACCAACTGCCGGCACATGAAGGTACTGGGAACGGACATGATCCCAAAGATACTTCTTGATACACGGCCTTGCATACTTAAACTTGGAATACGTCTTCAGGATTCGATAAGAGATATTGAGCTTGGTCGTCTTATCGTACTTCTGGTTGTTCACGATGGAATAAAGAGCATCCATCAGAACAGCTCGATATTTAGGGGGTAGATAGTGAAGATTGATACCAAGGAAGCCTGTATCATCAAAAGCAAACGGGAATACGACCGGGAACTGATCCCAGTAAGGCAGTTCTTTCTTCAGTTTAGCATCGTACCGAAATAGGAATAGACGACCGATAGAGTTACCATTGAGTCCCGGCTGGAGGTCAGCACGATCCTCGGTCATGAGTTTGGTTGGAGTGATGACAGACTTCTGGGCCTGTTCACGGAACCAATCACGAGCTAGAACGACTCGACGATTTAGATTTGCATTGTCGGCCTGTGCCAACAGATCACTGAATGTAATTGCCATAATTTAGATTCCTAGATCAGCTTCGGACATGACCATGAATTTCCAGCCCTTCCGGCGACAATAGTCTTCGGCTGCTTTCCATTTGGCTTGGTTGACTCCATAGGTCATGACTTCTCGGATATACTTTTTGGTTGGTTTCTTGGCCCGATTAACGGGCTCTTTGCGTTGCTTAAGTGGCTTGATCTCGATAAGGAAGGTATCGACCTTTCCATCCTTACTACGGCGCTTGACATAGAAGTCAACAAAATATCTATGCGTCTTCATATCGGCTGGGCTTTTGTACGGGATGATCACCGACTCGGACGACCACTCCAAAACATCCGGGTGTTCATCCATTTTGAGCATGAATTTCAGTTCCCAGCCACTACGATAGACAATATCGGTCGGATCACCACGATATTTCTGTGGATTTCGGGGTTTGTATCTACCTTGAACGTAGGCCATAAATAAGATAGTCAATTGCGTCTTCTTATTTAGGGGCTCCCTGCCAATGGCTCTCTCAGGTCTCATTCCTCAGCTATCTAACCTTGGACAGACTGTCACCCAGTCTGAGAAAGCGTTTGTCGCTACCGCCGATACAATCACCAATGCGGTAACTGCACCTAATGGTCTGAAGATTCCGGCCTCCCAGGTAGCTACGGGCCTCTCTGGAGGTATTACCTCGATTGCCCCTACGGGTACCCTCTCCAGTGCATTGAAGGGCATCTCCAGCCTCGGTAGCGCCTCTGGTGCCTCGGGTATCCTGAACTCGGCCATCGGTACTGCCCAGACCCTCGCAGGCGCTACACAGTCTGTGGTGGGTGCTGCTGCTGCTCTTGGTCTAAACGTGAATGCCCTGGGGCAGATTACCCAGTCTATCCTGGGGCTCAGCGTTTCGGGTGGAGCTAACCCGTCCTTCGCTCTGACCCCGCAGTTCAGCTTTGCCCTGACTTCTCCTGATGTGCTCTCTTACCCATTAGACCTTCCAGTGGACGCTAGTGGAGTTCGACTGGGGCTCTATTTCAAGAAGTACCAACGTGATACCGCTGTTCAGGTAGCTGACTACGCTCCATCTAATGCCATCTACCTTCCGGTACCGGATAGTCTCATTGAGCGCCATAATCCGAAGTGGGCAACCATCGATCCAGGTCCGCTCCGTGCAGGAGTAACTAAGGGATTTACAGATGCAATAAGTCAATCGAATGACTATTCTGCAAACTCATTTGCCATGGGTGCGCTTGGTGCTGTCGATAATTTTGCTTCCAGTATCGCCGGTCAACTTACTAAGACCGCACTCGGTGGCAACTTTGTCAATGAGGTTGGTGCTGGCATAGCTGGTGGTCTATCTGAAATCCTTGGTGATAAGAATACTGGTCTAGCGCAGAACTACTTTGGTCTGGCACTCAATCCAGCATCCACCGCTATGTTCAAGGGTGTGGCGCTTCGCACGCATACTTTCTCCTGGACCTTTGCTCCTCGATCCAAGGAAGAGAGTGCCCAGCTCCAGAAGATTCTGGACACTATTCGTTCAAATATCCTGCCCACTGTTACCGCCGATAAGTTCTTCCTTGGATACCCTAGTGTGTGCTTCCCTCGCTTCGAGCCGCAGTCCACTGCACTGTATGACTTCAAGCCATGTGTGGTGACTGATGTTCAGATCAACCATGCTGGTGGTGGTGAGCCAAGCTTCTTCTACGATACCTACAATCCGACCATTATCTCGCTCGTTATCTCGCTCCAGGAGATCGAGATGAAGGTCAATGGCGATGCCAATATCTTGTCGAATGCCAACGCTAGCCCAAGTACCCAGGGGTCACTACTCTCTGCTGCTTCTGGAAGCACTCCATCAAACGATGATGAATTGAATGCTCTTCCGACCTACATCAAGCAACCACAGGTGGTGCAACAGTTCCTCAGTGGTTCGGCATCGTATTTGACTCCTACACTTCTTGGTCACTAATAGATGGCTACTAACGACAATTACTTCCTGAACTTCCCCGTCATGAACTATGGCGGTTATGCGGCCACGAACATTATGGCCCGTGCGGTCGTGTCTGATCTGTATGTCAACAACTTCGATCTTCTTTACGACTGGACGGTTCCCTCGGGGAAGAAAGCTACTGATGTGGCCTTCGATCTGTATGGAAAAGCGGAAGACGTCTGGGTTCTCTATCTGGTTAATCAGATTGTAGACCCATACTTCGATTGGCCACTCTCAGATGAAAACTTTACCAACTTTATCAATGATAAGTATGGTTCGATTGCCAATGCCCAGACCCAGGTATTGTTCTACCGTAACAATTGGCCTAGTGATGATAATCGCATTACAACCGCTGCCTACGCTGCACTTGCCTCTGATCAGAAGCAGTATTGGAAGCCGCAGCTTATCCCCGGCAATCGCATTCTTAATTACTACCGCAATCCGGCTGATACGGTCGTCTCGACCAACCAGCTTATGACAGCACAGGTCACCTACAATTCTAATGTAGCCTTCCAGGATGGTGAATTCGTTACCCAGGGGAACAACGCTACTGGCTTTATCAGTCCGAACTCCATCGGTGGTGCGTCCTTCCAGCATATCAATGGTGCCTTTGTGTCGAATGCGGCTCCGGTTGTCGGTACGGTAACTGGTGCCTCGGCTAATCTCGTCTTCAATTCCCTATTCGTACAGAATGTTATTCCGCTCGATCAGACCGCCTACTTCTCTCCCGTTGTGGCGTACGACTACGAAGTAGAACTGAATCAACAGAAGTCTCTGATCAAGCTTCTTCGGGTTGAGTACCTACCGACCCTGAAGAATGCTCTAGCCCAGGCCCTGTCTTCGTAATGACTACAATTGCCCAAAACAAATATGAGATGGGTGATGTAGACATTACTGTCTGCACACTCACCAAGATCACCACAGGAACCCAGTTCAATATCCTAGCGCAGGTCGCGGAATTCTCCATCTATGAGGATATTGAAGCCCCAGGACTGTACTGTGAGATTCTGGTCAATGATGGTATCGGTCTCCTGAAGACTCTACCCATCGTTGGCGAGGAGTGGCTTGACATTACCTTCACCACCCCTGGTCGAGATGTTTACACTGCTCGTTTCCATGTCTACGGCATTGAAGGAATCTCATCTAATCCTACGCAGACGGTCCAGACCTACACACTGAAGAGTGTCAGTGAGGAAACGTTCCTGAGCAACTCCAATCTGGTTGAGAAGGGCTACAACGATACGATTGACAACATCATTCGCGACATCATTCAGAACATCCTTAAGACCAAGAAGAAGTTCACCTACGAGCCTACTAAGGGTCCTCAGCAGATCGTCTTCACCCGTCGTTCTCCCTGGGATGCTATCGAACTGGTGAAGAAGCGTGCTTGTAGCGCCAACAACGCTTCGAGTTCATATGTGTTCTTCGAGAACAAGTATGGATTCAACTTCAATACTATCGAGAACCTCATGGTATCCAATGCTACTAAGATTGGAGACAAGATTTTCACTCGATACACTGCTCTATCAACCGATAGTACTTCTCAGCTTGGTTTCCGTAACATCGTGGACTATAAGCAAGGGTCCCAGTTCGACATGATCCAGTCGATTCGTGGTGGTGCATTAAATAATGCTCATCAGAGTTTCGATTTAGTAAAGAAGGCGGTCACCCAGAAACAGTACACGCTCCAGGACTTCTCCTCTTTTGCTACGGCGGATTCCAAGGGTGGTGTGTCTCCATTTACGACTACCAACTTCCAGAACTACGGTTCCGACCCAACTGTCCGCTTCTTCTCCATTGAGGATAGCGGTAAGCCAGAGACCTTCATTCCAGATTTTCTTTCCAAGAAAATCGGTTACCTGTCCACACAGCTCATGGGTACGCTAGATATCCATGTGAATGGGGATTCCTCTGTCTCAGCTGGAGATGTGGTAACAATTGAAGTTCCTAAGACGGATGGACTTTCTCGTACAAGCATCGATCCTGAGCCGTTGGTTGGTGGTAACTATTTGGTGGCCAGGGTCCGACATATGATTCAGGTCGCTCACACGAAGCCTAAGTACACCATGATTATGACTCTCATTCGAGGCACATATACGCAATGACGACTAAGTATGCTGGCCGCACCGGATTTGTCTGGTGGTTTGGTGTTGTTGAAGACCGGAATGATCCAATGCGATTGGGTCGCGTACGTGTACGTATCCACAATTTCCACACTGAAGACCAGAACG